CTCAGGAGCATCTATCTCTGCAGGGACATTCCCAGCAAACGTAGGAGCAAACGGTGAGCGTTTCTATTTAATTTTCGACGAACCTTTGTTCGAAGAAACTAACGTACTTCGTGGAGAAGTTGATGATTACCATTTATTGGTTAAGAAATCAATGGACGCAGGATCTCGTTACAAATTTGAAGTTGAATTAGTAACTGACAGTGCTAACAAATCTGTTCCTTCTGAGGAATTAGCTATCGGTACTCGTTGGTCTAAATTCTACTCATTGTCTCCATCAACGTTGTCTTACCAAGGTGCTAAACCTTATTTCACTTCTCCTTGGAGAATGGAAAACCGCCCTTCTACACTTCGTATGGAGTATGAAGTAGCAGGTAACACAATCAACAAAGGTAAAAATGAGCCTTTAGAGTTTGGTTTCAATTACAAAGGACAACAAGAGTCTATCTGGATCAACTACCAAGATTTAGTAGCTCACCACCAATGTGAAGAAATGTTTGCTCGTATGTTGATGTACGGTAAGAAAAACTGGACAGCTGATCACAAGTACTTGAACAAAGATGACAAAACTAAATATGCTGTTGAGTCAGGTGCAGGTTTCTTTGATCAAATCGCTCCATCAAACGTACACTACTACAACACTTATGACTTAGATTGGCATTTAGAGTTGTTGTTAGATATGGGAGTTGGTAAAATTGAGCGTGGCAAACGTACAATCCACTTGTTAACAGGTGAGTTTGGTGCGATTGAAATCTCTAAACAAATCAACGCTAAATCTGGAAGCGGTAAGTTTACAGTTATCTCTGACAAATTCTTAACGTCAAACACTAACCCAGGAAACTTAGGTGGTAAAAACACTAAAGGTTTAATGGAGCCACAGTGGAACGTGTACGAATGGTACAACGGAGTAGTTATCATGGTTGAGATCGTTGATTTCTTTGATGATGATGTATACTTCCCACAACGTCACCCAGATGGAAAAGGTATCGTAGAATCTCACCGTATCCTTGCTTTGGATTATGGAGATAATGCTGGTATCTACCGTGTTAAACCAAAAGGAGTTCCAGATTACAACTGGGCATATATCCCAGGTATGAGAGATCCATTCTCTCCTGCAGGAAAAGGTTCACCGAAAATGGTTGCGTCACGTGTTGACGGTTATGAAGTACATTTCCAGAAATGGGGAGGTATGATGATCGAAGATCCAACTAAAGTAGTTGACTTGCGTTTGGCAGTAGAGAGATAGATCTACTGATCATATACAATAAAAGGACCCTCCCCTGGGAGTTGAACGCCTCAGGGGACCCTTTTATATTGAGAGAATTAATTTTAAGACAGCAAAAAAAATGGAAAAAGTAGCAAAAGAGATCGTCTACGGATCTTTCTTACAAGACAGAATTGTAAGTATTAAACCAGTAGAATCAGCGGGTAAATGGAGTAACCTATTAGTTGCAAATCAGGATAACAAGAAGGATCCTTTTTTGTACAACAAAATAAAAAGAAGCTACCAAGTTCCTCTTAACAGTGAGAACAGAGGTGGTGGAGTAAAAGTAATTTTGGATGATTCATTAAGAGTGAAGATTCAAAAATACATGGAGTCTCATCCAAACGGGATGACTCAGAAAGAGTTCTTTGAAAAAGAATTAGGAGTAGATTTAAACCCTACACTAATTGCCGATAAAAACTTCTGGAGATCAGATAGAAGAGGACGTGTAATTCTAACTAAAGAAGGAGCTACATTAAATCTTAACTACTCTCTAGACATGCTTAAGTACTTAATCTTATTATCTAATAAGATGCTAGTTTCTCCATCTTACGATGAAAGAATAAACAAAGCAACTTATGAGTTTATGATTGTAGACGAAAGCAAAGTAACGACTAAGAAACTTGCAGAAGCAAATGTTAAAGCACAAGCGTTTGTTAAGTTCGCAGAAATTACAAACAGCAAGAAATCTACTATTGGATTTATTAAATCTCTTGGTAGAACTATTCCTGCTACAGCGACAGAAGATTGGTTGAAAGCTGAGGTACTTAATATTGTTGATACAAATCCTAATTATTTCTTAGAGATTGTAAATCATCCACAATATAATGAACGTATCTTTGTACAAGAAGCTACCGAAGCTGGAGCTATTATTAGAAAAGGTGAGAAGCGTTATACACTTGATAACGGAGCAGAGTTAGGAGAACTTACAGATGTAATTAACTACCTACTTAATCCTGACAATCAAGAAGTTAAACTTCGCATCAAAGCAAAAATTGACATGACTAAACGTAATTAAAAATGACTGCAAATCAAATGGCCGACGAGTTAGAACTAAAGTTAGATCGATCAGATAGCTTTGGTTCTCCTGGATATGAGGATTTTGAATTATCTTCTGTCTTAACAGAAGCGGAACATTTGTATGTTAAAAAGTTTTACGATGAGTTGAATAACCGAAAAGGCAAAGGCTTTGAGGAAATTGAAATAAGAAACCAGGGACTAGCAGCGTTAGTACAAAACGCTGCTTCTTGTCCAGTTTCGGCGTCGCAAGTAGGCGTACTAGCAACGAATAATGTGATAGGCAAGTTCTTTGATTTACCAACTAATCACATGTATACTATCTTCGAGCAGTGTACCATAGATAAAAATCTATGTGGAACCACTACTCCGATGAAAGCATATGTTATCACTATAGCGCATAGTGAAATACAAAGATTTGACTGGAGTAAGTATAAACGTCCTTACTACAGCACAACAGGTGACGCAAGGGTATGGCGCTCAGAGTTTAGCAGAACAGTAACAGGAATTAACCCTAATACTACTGCTACAGCGAAACGCCACGAGTTGTTTACTGATGGAACATTTAATATCGTAGATTACAATATGCGATATCTTAAGAATCCTGAAGCAATAGTAGTCGACAGAGACGTACCTGGGAACCAAAAGAATTGTGAGTTTGATGAGTCAACTCACAGAGTAATTATAGACATGGCAACAGATTTAATGATGCAACGTGTCAAAGAACAAAAAGTACAAATTATAGAGCCACTTAAGGATCTAGAATAAATAACGATTATTAATTTTAAAACTTAAACAAAAATGTTTAGAGAAGCAAACAACGTATTTAGTGTCGTTCTTAATGACGTAACTAAATTAACTTCTGCTTTACCTTCAGTAGGTACAGTAGTTACAAATGCCAACCTTGAGTCTGGTGCAATCGTTTTATGTGACATGGGTATGCGTCGTCTTGACAATACTGCTTATGCTGCATTAGCTGCTACAGCGCAATACTTTGTAGTGCAAGGTCGTGGAGCAAACACTTCACTTATGAAGTCTCCAGCAATTACTAAAGGTTCTACAACTTTTACAATTGCTAAATACAAAGCAGCAGTACAACAAGTAACTTATGTTGGTTACAACGGTACAACTGGAGCTTTACCAGTAGCTAACAACACTGATTTCTGGATCAAAGTTCGTAAACGTGATAACGATGCGGCTAACCGTTCTCAACCAATGAGTTTATTTGCAGGACCAGTTAAAACTGATTCTACTGGTACTCAAGAAGAACTTGCATTTGCTTTAGCTAAAAACGGTATCAGAAACTTTTCTCAAGAGCCAGCTAACGGATACCTTCGTTTTGAAGTTGTTTCTAATGCTGCTTCTGTAACTGATGGTACTGCGACAAGTATTACTATCGCTAAAGGAAGTAAAGTAGGTACTTTGAATGCAGCTGCTACAACATTTGTTGTAGGTGATGTTATTCGTATGGGAACTACATTAACTTCTCCAGTTTACAAAATTGTAGCTTTGTCTACTACTACAGTAACATTTAACATTCCACTTCAAGGTGATTCAATCACTGCTGGTGCAATTCGTTACTTTACTGCTGCTAATGCTGCAACTGGTACTTTTGGTGTACGTCTTACAGGTGTTCCTGCTCCATTTAATGTAAACACTATGCGTGATTACTACGCAAACCGTTTTACTACCACTTTCTCTGACTCTACAGTATTGATTTCAGTAACTGGAGCTCAAAATGGAAATGGTGTATGGCAACAAGTTGCAATGGATGAGTACTTATCTTACGGATTCGAAGGAGAAAACAACCAATTGGCTGTTCCATCTTTGGCTCGTGATCAATATGTTAAAATCCCTGGAACAGGTAGTTATGTAGCAGCTGACTGTACATACTCTTCACTAAACATTGCTTGGGTAGAAGATATGAGAGGTCTTGTATCTATGGCTCCTGCTAGAGGAAACGTATTAGTATATCTTAACCTTGATTCTGCAGGTGATCTAGACACTGCAACAGCAAATAACGGTGAAACGTTTGTTGTAGCATTAGGTCTTACCGCTGCAGACTTTGACGCGTAATTCTCCGCCCACAGTAGTCCCATCACAAAAATTTTGCTGTCTTTGTGGTGGGCTACTATATTTTCCTTAAATTTGATTAAATAATTCGCTCGTTCATATGGCACTAATTCCTAAAATATCCGTTTCGTTTACAGGCAAATGCAATAAGGTTACTTTAGTTGAAAACACTAAACCATACGAAGCAGCAAACTTAGGAGGTTGGGGAACTCCTAATATTAATACATCAGTTATTACTTTAGCTTATGTTTCATTTTACCCTACCTCTACTCCTCCTTCAGCTATTAATGCTTCAGGTACAGGTTCAATATCAGGTAATGTATTTACTGACGCTACTCATCTCTCTGGTTCTTTTGCAATCGGACAGACATTAGTAGGAATAGGTGTTGCTACAGGTACCACAATTACAGGATTTCTTACAGGAACGGGTAGTAACAATGGTGGTACTTACACAGTAAGTATTCCACAAACAGTAACATCAACAACAATTTCAGGTTTATCTATTTCTGCTAACTATTATTTAAAAAATGGTAGCACAAATGTTTACACTACAGCAACAGGTGCTCCTACACCAGGATCATTTACAGCTATTAATGAGGCAACATGGTCAAATCCTGATGGTGTATACCAAGTAGTATATACTGTACAAGTAGGTGCTACTACTTACAAAAATAAAACTCAGCATGTTTTATTTTTATGCAATCTATGTAATTGCAAGGATGCATTAGTAGTTAAACTATTAAATGCGTGTGATACTAAAGCTGTAATCAAACTAAAAGACCAAGTAGATCAGATGGAGATTTTTATATACGGAATCAAATCTGCTTTTTCTTGTGGAGATTTTGATACAGTAGAAACTCTTTTAGATGCTGCAACAAAATATTGTCAAACAATTTCCGACTGTGCCGATTGTGGGTGCAGTGGATGCTAATACTTTTTACTATGTGCGACTGCGCTAATTGTGATGGAATAACGTTATTCGAAGGTACAGACGGTACAGGTATCGCAAGTACTTCTTATAACTCAGGTACAGGAGTACTTACTATTTATTATACTGATGGTACTACTTATAGTACTACTAGTTTAATAGGTCCAGCAGGCCCTACGGGAGCAGCAGGTGTATGCTCGTGCGCACCAGTAAAATATGTTGAAGAACGTTTAGGACAAAATACTTCAGGATTATCCCCTACGTATACAGTACTTACTAATATGACATATACTATTCCTGCAGGTCAAGCAGGTACATATGAATTGTTATTTGTAGCAGATACACAATTTAATTTCACTACTTCAGGTTCTAATCAAGTTACTTTAGATGTTTACAAAAACAGCACTATTATTAGTGCTAATGTGCAAAAAAGAATTTTAATGACAGGAGTAGGCGAGCAAGCATATATTATTCCTGCTTCTATTTTAATATCTAATGTTACTTTAGCAGTAGGAGATATAATTAGTGTGAGAAGTATATCTACAAATCCTGCTACCGCATATTTAAATTTTGGTGTAATGAAAATTAATAAATTGTAATAATGCCGTGTTCATGTTTACAAGTTAATGTAACTCCAGAAATTACAGGTATAGCAGAAACTATACAGGTAAACGGTGTTTTAGTAGAAGGGTTCTACACTTATACATTTACTACTGGTGGACAAGAATATATTATACTTTGGGACGGAGAATTTTGGACACTATTTGCTGTAGTTCCTGGACCTGATGTTTTTATTGGAACTAATACAAATATAGATTGTCCCACAGGAAGTTGGACATTAGATCCAGATTATTTTATTGCATTTAGTACAGCAAATTGCCCAGATCCAGAACCTACTCCGCAAGAAGAAGCGACTAATTGTTATAATTTAATAGTGTGGCAAAAGCAATGTGAGTTTGGAAAAGAAGTATTAAAATATCTTAAACTATTACAATTTGGAGTTACTTGTTGTAATGAATTAGAAGAATTAAAAAATAAGCGTAGAGCGTTATTAATTCTTAATTGTTACGATACAAGAGATATTCCTGGAGATACTACAGAATACAATACTTTGACTTATAGTCAAATAAAAGATTTATTAAAATATTAAACTTTATAGATTATGACACAATATGATATTAAAATACCTACAGAGGCATTAAGAAGAGAAATTTTCTTTGATAGAAATACTAGTAGATTATCTTATAAAGATGATAACGGAATTATTATACCATTTGCTCCTCCTGTAAGTAGTTTACCATCTTGGTTAGAATATAATGAAACTGACAAAACAATTTGGAATAATGGTAAAGGAGATATTAATTCGAATGTATCTTTTGGCCCATCAGCTTTAAAAAGTAATACATTTGGTAATGATCTTGTTGCCATTGGAAATGGTGCTTTGCAAAATAATACTATTGGTAATAATTCTGTTGCTGTTGGTTCATTAGCATTAGCAAGTCAAATTGGACAATCAGCTGTTATTACTGCTAACGTAGCAATTGGTGGAAGTGCACTTAATAGTACAACTACAGGTAAAGAAAATACTGCTGTAGGCTCACCATCATTTGGTAGTAATACAACAGGTATTGCAAATGTTGGATTAGGTTATTTAGCTGGTTTAGGAAATACTACTGGCTCAGGTAATATTGCTATAGGTCACACTGTAAATACAGGAAACTTTAGTAACTCAGTTATAATAGGTAGAAGTGCTACTGCAACAGGTAATAATCAGTTTGTTATTGGATCTGCTGGATATAATGCAGGAGCAGTAACAACAGAAACTGTAGTAAGTACTAAAACTTGGACAGTAGTAATTAATGGGGTTGTTGAAAAAATACTTTTAAGATAATGGAAAATTTAACTCAAGAGCAAATTGCTCAAAGCGTATCTGCTGCATTTGATAGCGTAGAACTAATTAATCTAGCAGTAGAAGATGCAGAAACAATTGA